TGTCTATGGTTTCTCAGATTCTAAAGCCCGTGAGGCTTATCGTCTACTTAGCAAAGAACAAATCCAACAACTAAAAGAACAAACCCAAACGGGTGGATTAGGGAAAAAGTGATATGGTTGACTTGACTAAATTTGTCGAGGTCAGTTTAAACGAACAGGATGATTTTTTAAAAGTCCGTGAAACGCTGACCCGTATTGGAGTTTCTTCCAGAAAAGAAAGAGTTTTATATCAATCTTGCCATATCTTACACAAGCAAGGTCGGTATTATATTGTCCATTTTAAAGAGTTATTTGCTCTTGATGGCAAACCATCGAATCTATCAGAGAACGACATACAAAGAAGAAATGCAATTGCCAACTTATTAGAAGAATGGGGTCTTGTAACAATTCTCAATCGAAAAATACTTGAAGATAACATTGCACCATTGCATCAAATTAAAATTATTTCTTACAAAGAAAAAGATGATTGGCAATTAATTACTAAGTATAATATTGGAAAGAAAACACAAGATTATTAAGGTGATAAAATGTCTTCTGAAAAGAGATTTGTTAAGTTGCGTAATAAATATACGCATGATATAGTCTTTTGCAAAGATTACGATGATGTTCAAACAGATGTTGCAAAGGACATGAAATTTATACGGGTCTATACTGAAAAGGATCCGCAAAGAACTTATTTGGCAAACCGAGAAGCATTCGAAATTTTGCCAAAGTAAGTAGTGACGCCTAATGGGTCACTTATTTTTGTAACTCGCTTAAAAGGAGATAAACTATGACACTTGGTCGAATTTCATTTGGCCCACTTGCCCACACCACATTGGGCTTTGAGAGGTTCTTTGATGATGTTGAGAGACTTCTTGCATCTGATGTAGCAAAAGTTTCTACTTCTTTCCCACCTCACAACATTATTAAACTTGACGAATCTCGTTATGTCGTTGAATTGGCCATTGCAGGCTTTTCAAAAGATGAAATTGATATTACAGTTGAGGATGGTTCTCTTGTGGTCAAAGGTGAAAGAAAAGAGAAAGATACAGAAGTGACATATCTACATCGTGGTATCGGTACTCGTTCATTCACTAAAACACTCACCGTAGCGGACACAATCGAAGTGAAAGGTGCTGAGTTCAAAGATGGTATTCTCAGAATCGGTCTTGAGAATATTATTCCTGAACATAAGAAACCACGCAAGATTGAAATTGGTTCTGAGTTGAAGGAGTTTAAACCACAACTTCTACAAGAAGCAAAAGCTGCGTAATACTGTGGGGTCGCAATGACCCCACTTTTTGAAAAGGATTAATTATGATAAAGCGTGATAAAAATTTTAGACTTCCCAAAACAGTAAAAACACAAATGGCATTTATTCTTGACCGTGAGAAAAGAAACGGTTTCAAAAATGCCATGATTGAAGCTATCGTCAAAGGTTCTGTACTCGCAAAGTCGAAGAAACAAAAAGAAGCAACCGTTGATGAAGAATAAGTTTGTACAAGCGCATATGGAAGTCGCAAAAGTTTATGCGAAACTTTCATCTGCAAAACGATTACAAGTAGGTTGTGTAATTGTAAAAGATAATACAATCATTGGCATTGGATACAACGGAATGCCATCTGGTTGGGACAATGAATGTGAAAATGTCGATTATGTTGATGAGAATGGTCAAGACTATGATGAGATGGTTGCCAATGGGTACACTTTTGGTGCCGTTTCAGATGTTGCAGGATATGTCAGGCGTGTTACAAAACCTGAAGTTTTACATGCTGAAACAAATGCAATCGCAAAGGTGGCCAGGTCGACAAATTCTACCGAAGATGCAGAGATGTTTGTAACTTGTTCGCCTTGTATAGAGTGTGCTAAGTTGATTCATCAGTCTGGAATTCGTAGAGTATTTTATGGGCATACATATAGGAATGATGATGGTTTAAAATTTCTTGAAAAATGCAACATCGAAACTATACAAATAAAGGAAGAATGAAATGGATTTAACACAAAAACTCTCTCCTAACTTTTCACTTGCTGAAATGATTAAGAGCGAAACTGCTGCTCGCCGTGACTTGGACAATACTCCTGGTGAAGCAGAAGTTGAAAACTTGCGTAAACTGGCAGAGAATGTTCTGCAACCAGTTCGCAATCATTTTGAAAGAGGCGTGAAAGTTAATTCTGGTTATCGTGCGCCAGATGTGAATGCAGCAGTTGGTGGTTCCCGTACCTCTGACCATTGCAAAGGACAAGCAGCTGACATTGAGATTCCAGGTGTTGCAAATGCAGACCTCGCTCAATGGATTGTAGATAACTGTGATTTTCGCCAAGTAATCCTTGAGTTCTATACTCCAGGTGTTCCTGATTCTGGTTGGGTACATGTCTCTTATGTTGAAGGTGACAATAAGAAACAAGTTCTTACCGCAATGAAGGAAAACGGCAAAACTGTTTACAAGCCTGGTTTAATTGCTTGACACAATAGTTAAATGTGTTATGATGGGGCTCGTGCTATTTGGCATGAGCCTTTTACTCATTCCAATGATAGGCATTATTATTGGCGTTATAGTTAGTAACTAACTCGGCGATAAAAAAATAATATTAGTTTTTTGTTCTCGATTGTGTTAGACTATGAATAAGTATTAGTAGAAACACTAATACTGTGTTGAATTTTATTAAGGAGAACTAAATTGAAAACTGTAGGTGATAAAATTGAATCGTTTGTGGTGACTGGTGTGAAACCTGGTCAACCCGAAGATGCCTTCTTTGATATTACAGAGAAGTCGTTTGAAGGCAAGTGGAAAGTAATTGTATACTATCCAAAAGATTTTACCTTTGTATGCCCAACTGAAATTGTTGCATACGATAAATTGTTCCAAGACTTTGAAGACCGTGATGCAGTATTGCTAACTGGTTCAACTGATAATGAGTTTTGTAAGATTGCATGGCAGAATGCACACGAAGATTTGAAGAAAATCAAGCACATTCAGTTTGCCGATACTCAGCGTGAAAACAAAGAGACATACGAAAATCTGAGTTTGATTGAACAACTTGGTGTGTTCTATCAACCTGCCGGCGCAGCACTCCGTGCCACATTTATTGTTGACCCCGACAATGTGATTCAACATGTTACAGTAAACAATCTGAATGTTGGTCGTTCACCAGAAGAAACTTTGCGTATTCTTGACGCTCTGCAAACTGGCGAACTCTGTGCATGTAACAGAACAGTTGGTGGTGATACACTATGAATTTTATCGAATCAATAAAGAGTGCAATGCCAGACTATGCAAAAGACACCAAACTCAATATTGATGCGGTTCTTTTGCGTAGCACATTGGATGCTGATGTTGCAATGGGTTGTGCTGTTGCTGCTTTGGCTGCAACTGGTAATGGTAAGTTGGTGAGTTTGATTCTTGCAGACATGCCAGCAGATGGTGAACCTGCAATGACTGCTGCCTCTATAATGGCGCAAAACAATGTATGGTATCCATATGTTGAAATGGCAGAAGATGATGCACTTAAAGGTCTACCTGCTCAATTGCGTATGAATGCAATTATGTCACATGGTGGTACTACGAAAGATAGATTTGAGGCATATTCTCTTGCCGCATCTATTGTTGGTAAATGTCACTTCTGCGTCAAGGCACATTATGACACTCTGAAAAAAGAAGGTTATACTGTTGAACAATTGCGTGACATAGGTAGAATTGCATCTGTGATGAATTCTGTTGCGAAAGTTTTAAATTCGTAACTAAATATTTGTAACAACACCCCGAACGCCTCTGATACAAGCGCACCATTCGGGGTTACTTTTCAATATGGAGTTATTATGTTAGTTACACCTGATGACATGATAGGTAAACCAGTAGGTTTCACCTGCTCAACTTTTGACCTCTTACATGCAGGTCACATTCTAATGCTCGCTGAAGCAAAACAAGTCTGCGATTATTTGATTGTTGGTCTTCAAACAGACCCAACAATCGATAGACCAGAAATCAAAAACAAACCAGTTCAATCAGTAGTCGAAAGATTTGTTCAACTTTCTGCCGTTAAATTTGTTGACCAAGTTATCGTATATCAAACTGAAAAAGACTTAGAAGACATGTTGATGTTCTTACCAATTACAGTTCGATTCATTGGTGAAGAATATGAAGGCAAAAATTTCACTGGTAAAGAAATTTGTGAAGACCGTGGTATCAAAATTTGGTACAATTCTCGCAAACATCGATTCAGTTCATCTGAATTAAGAAAACGCACCCACGAAGCAGAAATTAACAAGAGGGTTTAATTATGACCAAAGTGTTTACTGATGTTCAAGTCTTTATGTCTGCTGCAGGTCAAACTACGACCGAAAATAATCCTAACCAGGCAAAATTATATCACAGATTAATCAACGAAGAATTTCAAGAATTCTGTGATGCACGATTAGCTAATGATGATGTTGAAACAATTGATGCCTGTTTTGATATGATGTGGGTCATTGTTGGTTACATGTTATCAAGAGGTTGGGATTGTGAAAAAATTTGGGATGAAGGTGCATTAAGTAACCTCAAAAAGATTGATAAAAACACCAAGAAAGTTTTGAAACGAGAAG